AATGTTGGACGCGGGGACTGCAATGCGCACCATGGTGTCCATCGCCTTGTCGGTGGTCATCTCAGAAATCTTCATGCTGTACCTCCTTCAAAAAAGCGCGGGGCAAGAACCGTCCTGCCCCGCTGTGATAGTTAAGCCTTCGGGTCGAGGAAATGCACCTCGAAAGGCGCGTAGTCGTAGTCCTCCACGGTGCTCTGATACGCGTGGAACTCAAACGGGATCGTGCCCTCGCCCTTGTCGGTGAAGGTCAGCGTCATGCCGTTGTTGTTCAGGGCGTTCTTGAGCGTGATGACCACCAGACCTCCGTTGGACATATCGCCGACCCAGGTAAGGTTCTGGATGTAGTCCGTTGTCTGGATGGCGGTGTGCATCTTGATGGTGGTCTTCTTGCCGGCCGTGGCGGATTCGCCGGTCGCCAGAACCTTCGCGAACACCTCAGGCCGAATCTCGACCAGCGTGCCGGTCAGCTGCGCGTCCACGGAGTCAACAAAAGCGCCACCGACGAAACGGTAGCGCTTGCCGTCCACATCCGGCTCACGAATCTCGCTGGTTGCCACGAAGGTACCGCCGCCGCGCGTCGCGCCCAGCAGCTTCGTGCCGGAGCCGATCTCGGTCACAAGCGCATCGCGCAGATCGTCCGCGTCGGTGTAGCTGGACGGATCGAAGTTCATCAGGAAGATGCCAGCGTTGAGCTGCAGCTTCTGGAAGGTCTCCGTCCTGCACGGAGTAACATAGCCCGCAACAGGCATTTTCTCACCTCATTTACAAGTGATAGCAGTTGATTTGTAGATTGATGTATGCGTACCTATTCTCCGGCACGGCGTCGGTCATCAGCTGGACATACGGCGTGACAGGCCGGAGCGACACATACCCGCCATCGCAGGAGATGCGCACTCCGATGCCAATCGCTGCCTTGATCTCGTCCACCTTCGCCAGCAGCTCCACATTGCTGGTGCTCCTGTAGAACACCTGTGCGTAGTGCGTCGACGACTCGAACGGCTCCGTCTCCGGCAGGCTGTAGGTGATGTACGGGAGCGTCACCTCGTCTGGAACGGTCGTGGTCGTGTACGCCGGAAGCCCGAAGCTGCTCCAGAACTCGTACAGCGCAGCGGCTGTGTTCGTCATGTCAGCTCCCACCTTTCAGCGGTCACCTGGCCGAACTGGAACGATGCCACAGAGGGCGTCTTGCTGTCCGTTACGTTGCTGGTCGCCCTGAACACCGCGCCATCACTCAGGCGCTTGAAGACATCGTGGTACTCGATGCCGAGGGATTTGCTGACCGTGACCGTGTACAGCTCCGTGACCCCCTGCTTCTCCGCGACCCTCGCCTCCATGGTCGTGTCTTTGACGATAGCCGCCTGAAAAGTCGCGCCCTCTACCCACTGCCGGGTGAAGCCGCCGAGGCCGTCCGGTACCGTCTGTTTGTCCATCATGACGCAGTCCGTCATGAATGCGTCGATCAGCATTGTCTCCCTCCTTTACGCCAGCTTACGGTACGCGTTGAGCTTCGCCCGATACATATCCTGCCAGCCGAGTACGGTGCCATTCGTGCCGCTGCCGGTCGCTTTGGTGTAACTGTACCCGCCGAAGGACTCGGATGTGTACGGGCTGTTCAGCACTGCGCCATTGGTAGTCACCCAGTCGCCGATCTCCTTGACGAGCCGCAGAAACGCCTGCGGCACGCCCATGGCCTCGATGCTGCCTACGAAGGTCTCATCCGCCAGAGGAGAGGCCGTGTCATCGTCATCGTTCTTGATGCCGTTGGTGTGGTAGGTGTAGATGCCATCGTTCAGCGCGGAGCCACGGATTCGGAAGCGCTGACCGTCAAGCAGCTCGACAGGGATAGTTCCGCCGGAGATCGTCAGCGTTCCAGTGTATGCATGGAGTACGAAGTAGTTGTGCACGAAATCGCAGACTTCTCCAAGCATTTGCCATCCCTCCTAAAAGGGCGGCAGGATTAGCCCCGCCGCCCATGCGTATTAGGCCTTCGCGGTCACGGTCGCGCTGCCAGCGGCCTGCGCGTGCAGGGTGCTGTCCACAGCCGCAACGGTGATCTTCTTGCCGGTCGCAGCGGTGATGTCGGCGCTGCCGTTCCACGCAGTCCAAGTCTTCAGGGACTGACCGTAGACAACCGCCGGAGCCTCGGTGCCGACCTTGTAGCGCCAAGACTCACCCGCGCCGAGCGTGTAGCCGGAGGTGGTGATCTTGGTGTCGCCGACAGCAGTGCCAGCCGCGCTATTGACGGTCACGGACTGGAGCGCCGGGGTCGCGTCGATCTGACCGATGACCACGCCGTCGGCATACTCCACGAGGAACTGGATGCCGCACAGCACGAGGGACTCCACCTGCGCACGCTGCTCGTTGGCGTAGCCGGACTTGATGCCGATGTAGCCGGTCTCGTCAGCGGTCATGCCCAGACTGCCCATGGCCTCGCTGGTCACAGGCACGTAGTACATGATGAGGTTTTCCTTGGCGGTGCTGTACACCTTGCCCTGCGGTACCTGGCTGGTCAGGATGACGGTGCCCATGCCGAGGAAGTCTTCGATGTAGTTGAAGCCGAAAGCGGTCTGCATGGAGACGGTCGCAGTGCCGAGATAGTCCGCGATGGTCAGCGGGTGGATGAAGTGCACGACTTCGACCGCGTCGTTCTCGAACAGCACCTGCAGGTTGCCCCAAGTCTTCGCCAGAACCTTCTGCAGGGTGTCAGCGCCGACCACAGTGCCTTCGATCTGGGTCAGGTAGCCGAAGAAGTCAGAACGAATGCCGGTCTGCACATCCAGCAGCAGCTTGGCATCGGTCGCATTGACCGCTTCGGCGTAGCCGCTCTTCAGGATGCTTTCGGCGGTAGACGCCTTGCGCCACTTCTTCAGGGTGATCTCGCCGATCTGGTACTTGTCGCGCTGGTACTGGCTCAGCGGGATGATCTCGCCCTCCGGGACGATGCCGTTCTGAAGCGTGCCGGAGGTCTTGTAGTAGTACATCGCCGTGCCGTCGATCATCGGGATTTTCCGGGTCACGCCCAGAGCCTCGATCAACTTGCGCAGGATGGTGCCGGTGAACCGCAAAGTGAAATCCACTTCACGGACTTTCGCCATCTGCTGCGTAGTGATGACATTGGTTTCGGCAGCAGTCGTAACGTTGCTTGCCATGATTATCACTCCTTATCTGATACCGAACAGCTCGCGGTTCTCAGCGATTGCCCGCTGACGCTCCGCCGTGTCCTTGATAGCCAGAATTTCCTCTCTGGTCTTGCCGCCATGCGTGCCGCTGCCCGACGGCGGTGTTGCTACTTGCGCTCCTTTTGTGCCTGTGGACTGAATGAAAGCACTCCACTCGCTCTTGATGGACTCGGTCAGCTTGTCCGCGTCCTTGAGATGCCCATTCTCGTCCAGCTCCATGCCGGACATATCGGTCACCCGCAGAATCGCGTCGATGCGCTTGCCATCAATCTGCGCTTCTTTGAGGAGCTGCGTATACGCCGCTTTGACCTTCTCCAGCTTTTCACGGCTGGCGGCTTCGCTCTTGTAGTCGTCGAACGACTTCTTCAGCGCGGTATACTTGCTCTTCCAGTCCTCGCCGCCCTGCAGCTCGTCCACTTTCTTCTGGAGTTCCGCTGCGGCGCTGGCTTTCTCGGTCAGGTCTGTGATGGTCGCCTTCATGCCGTCTGTCACATCGGTATGAGCCTCCATCACCGCGTCGATCTGATCGTCGGTCAGACCCAATCCTTTCAGGTACTTCCTCGTGAATGCCATGTTGCACTTTCCTTTCTTCGGGGCGGTTTCTTTCGCCCGTGCATCAAAATAGCGGGCAAGTTCTTCTGCCAGCATGGTATGAAAAAACAGCCGGTCTCCCAGCTGTCTCTCATCAGGGTTTGGATAGCTCCGCCTTGAGCACCGCTTTGTACTGCTCCTTGTGGTTCTCAATCGCAGGCCGGAGATACGGTCGCGGCTTCATGCCCTCGAACGTGCCGTGACCGCCGGATTTCTCGTAATTGCGCCCGGTGCCAAGCTCCACATACGGCGCGTATTCCATCGCGCTTCCGACAGTCACGACCACGGAGGAGCCTTCGTCTCGTACCTTGTACGTGATGCTGTTTCGCAGGTGACCTGTTCTGACATAGTTCGGACTTTCTGGCGTGTCGTAGACCACCCGCGTGATCTCTTGCTTCGCGTAGCTCTCAGCCATGCCGCCTATGATCTCCGCTGCGCGGTGCAGGCCGTCCGTTGTCTGGCCGAGAACGTTCGAGAGGTTGCTTTCGAAGCTCATGCGCAGTCACCTCACTTTACGATTATTGTTGCAAGCACAACAATAACGATACCGCCATCTTCGGTTTCGCGCTTTTCAATACCGTCGATTCTATAGGTCAATCCTCTTTCAAGCAATACTTCCTGTTGTTCCTCTTCATCAACCTCGAAGAAATGCGAAACATCAAAGCCGCGAACACCGTCAGACACATTGAAATCAAGAACAATTCCCTTTGTCGAGCCTGTGTAATCTCCCCATTCGTATGCGACGCTTGAATCACGTGTTGTGGACATAAACCCTTTTTCCGTGATCTCCGTCCCGATTGCTCTTTTTGCTCTTTCAAGGGCTTTTGCAGCTGGTGCAGAATGATCTCCGTAAACAATTGCGCCGCGAAGGTTCTCAAACTCTATATCTGACATCCTCCCAAACACGGCTTGCGCATCTACAGAACGATACAACTTCTTGTCCTGTACGACCGCTTTTGTTGTCGCAGAATCAAGCGCTGCAAGCATCTCCATTTCGTTGCTGCTCAATGCGCCGAAATCAGTTGGGTCTCGAAGATACTGATTAATCCACATGGTTTCGCCGGAAGCATACGCCT